AAGATCCCCGTATATTTCTTTGTAGTTTTCTAAGCTTTCTTCAAGCTCGTCTCTTTCTTTTTTCAGTTCGGCAATCAGGGTTTGCTGTTCCTTGCGCTTGCGTCTGTCGTCCTGCTCTTTTTTAAACTGTAACATAGGAAGTTCGCTTATGCGGTATGCCTCAACGGCTGCGTCGATTTGCTCTTTACTTAGAGCTGGTTGGCCTGGCTCTGGCTTCGGGCCATCTTCGGAAAGTCCGCACCAAACCTTTGAAGCGTAAATCGTCGCGATCGTGTTTCCGGATTCAACAAGCTGCAAAAGCTTTGATTCGACAAGATCGTTCCTGGTCTGGATTAGCTCTTGATAAAGCTCTTTAAAATCTTGATCATCTTCGAGCCAAGAATACACGGTTCTTAATCCGATACCACAAAGCTTGACGGCCTGGGTTTTATTAAAGCGGCATTGAACAAAAGCCTCTAAAAAGGATTGTTGCCTGGCATGTTTAGGACTAATATCCATGTCCTTTTTTCGTGCGACGTCCATGCGAGTCTGTGTGATTTTGTGCTCTTTTTCATCCATTACTTACCTCTTTTGCGTTTTCAAAATACTGTTTCTTTTTTTCCAGTTCATCCAGGTTCTTCAGTTTTCTTTCCATGTTTGACCTGGCCTTGTCGTCCTGCGGAGTGAAACAAGCATAGTGATCTTGCCACGGGGTGGCCTCATCTGAATCAAGCCCCGCCCTTCTCATGGCCTCAATAGCGCAAGCATTAAGCTCCGCAATTCTTCTGCGCCTGATGCTATATAAAATTCCTGCGTCGGCAATAGCATTTTTAAGCGATGGATTTTGTTTGCATGAATAATCAATCGCCGTATCAGTGATGAAATCCTGACCGACGATTTCGTCGGGAGCCGTTGCCACAGCCTGCAGGAATTCAACCTTGCCTTTGTCGAGATTCTTTCTAATAAGCTCGTGGCGTTCCTTTTCAGGTACTGCGCGAAGCAAGCCTCTGATTTCCTGCAGATAAAGATCGGCCCTGTTGTCTGGCCTTGTGGGTTCGAGCGCTACGTTTCTCAGCCTTTGCTTATTGCCATTGGCATCTGACAAGTACATGGCACCTGCCTTATAGAAAGCGCTCCTTGTCTCTTTAATTTTTTCTGAATCGCCTGCCTGAATGGCTGCCATGACCTGGCCCATGTGGAAAGACATTTTGTTATACATGTCTTCTAATGCATCCTGAATCCAGGCAGGGTCTTGATTGATACTTAAAATCCCATAACCGTTATATTTCTCATATATCGGATGGGGGTCCTTTGGTTCAGGGTTTTTACGTTTATACTCAAAATTTTCTAACATTTTCTGTTACCTCCGTTTAAATTTATAGGTTAACTTACAGTTAATAGGACAAAAAAATTTACCTGGGAAGATCTTCCAGATTTTCCAAGTAGGAAGAATCTTCGGCCAGTTTCATCAAAGCAAAAATTAACATGCACCTTATTTCGGGTATCTTGTGGCCCTTGCCTGACTTAAGGTACCACGAGCAGCCAGGGCCACAGCCGCATAGCGATACAATCTTTTTTGTCGGCATGCTTTTTTGACCGCGGCCAAAATATGAAAAATAGGCGTGAAGCAGGATGGGGCAGATCCCATTGGGAGGTGGGGCCATCACCTGAGGCCCTGATCCTTTGACAAATTCTTCTTCAAAAATTGAATCTAAACTAACTTGTTTCATTTTTACCTCCAAAATAGTGGTTTTACCACAAAAGGTGAGAGGATCGATTTTCTATAACTTGCTGATTTTATTATAAAATCAAAAAAGGTGAGAGGATGAGAGGCAGTTTCTACTTAATAGACACGAAGCAAAAATTTCAAGGGCTATTAATATGATTGTGGCTCTCATCCTCTCGCAATCCTCTCACATTCAATAATTTCAATAACTTACGCGATTTTAATCCTCTCACCCTAAAAAGGGACGTTATCAGCCCCTTGTGGTTCTTTTTCGCTACTTTTTAACAAATGCCATCCTTCGGTTGTGATCGTTATTCCCTTCCAACCTGCGAGCCTGCGTTTGCCGATAAGGGTATCGGTCAATCCATGTTTCCTTAGTCTATCACCAAAGGATTTTAATGAAATTGGAATGTCACCTTCGCGCTTAGTGTGGGCCTTGTAGACTGAATAAAGGTCGGCGGTCTTTTCATAAAATTCTAAGTTGTCAGGATAGACGACGCAACAATCGGAAAGAAACGGGCCAATGATGTCCATGTCTGCCCTGTATTTGTCAGTTGCGGATTTGACGAGCTTGGGTGATTCTAATCCGTCCTTTAGCCATTTTTTACAGCCTTCAACGGACCAGGTTAAAATTCCTGGCAATTCTTTTTTTAATGTATCCGGAAGGGTCTTGTCCTGGTCTTCATCAGGAAAGCGGACATCAAAAGGGATCAATCTAACGCGTCTCCAAATGGCATAGTCTGTGCCTTCGATTTTTGGCAGGTCATTGACTGCCATAAAAATCTTACATTCAGGTTTAAACTGAAAATACTCCTTAAATAGAAACCTTGCTGAGATAGTATCTCGGCCCGTTAATGCCTTTAGGATCTGCTCGGCGAATTGCTTATTCTTTGGGGCTTCTATACTCATGACCAGGCGCTTGCGATAGAAGCCTGCAATATCGTTTCGGATCTTATCAATTTTAGTTTGCAAAAAAGTCGTGAAATCGGCGGTCAATGAATAGTCGTCCAATAGATCTGAAACGGTTTGGAGAAATGTGCTTTTACCGTTTGCGCCATTGCCATGTAGAATAAAAAAACAGTCCTCCCTGGTATCTCCAGTCAATGAATAACCTATTGCCTTTTGCATATACTCCACAAGGTCGGCGTTGCTGTCTGTGATTTCGTCAAGGAATTGAAGCCACCTTGGGCATTGAGCCTGCGGGTCATAATTAATAGGGATTATTTTTGTTATAAGATGTCGGCGGTCGTGGACCAGAAGGTCTCCCGTTTCCAGGTTCAAGGTCCCGTTATTGACATTTAATAAAAACTTGTGTGTGTCCATATCTGCGGGAAGGATCGGGATTCCTTCTTCGCCCTGGGCCAGATAAATCATTGCTTCAATCTTCGATCGGGAATCGCTTTTCATGGCCCATTTGGACAAAGTTTTTCGGGTCTTTTCGCTATTCTCTTTTGAGGCGTCCTTATAGATGTCTTTAACCGTGTGCTTTGCTATACGGTTCAAGGTCTTCAGGTCGTCAACCTTCCAATGACGGCCGTCGAAGACGTACCATTTGCCTTGGGGTGGACAAAAGCGAATGTCTCGGCCGTGAAGCTTTACGAGGCGCTCAGCGTTTCCCGTATCAGTCGTGTTACGCCTGAAGCTTAAGAAGTCTTCGAAGTTTTCGGGAATTTCCTTGGCCCTGGCCCGATCGATTTCGGCCTGCAGGCGGGCGGTGAAGTTTCCATTCTCTCGGAATTTCTCACCGATCGGAAAGGCACCGAAAAGCAAATGAATGGCTGAATCTTCAACGTCTGCGTTTAACAAAGACGTGATGACGGAAAAGATCGCTTCGGATCTTTCGCCCTTGTCGGTGCCATTTTTGATCAGGTGCTTGACGGAATAACTGAGTTGAAGATTTTGCAGAATGTCGTCGGGATCGCCTACGGGAATGTGGAGGCCTTCGTCCTTTTTACCAGGAGCCTGGGGGGCCTGGTCGGCGTGATGTCCATAGCCATGAAACAATGCTTGGAGTAGGGGCGAAGCTGTTGCGATTGGGCGCTTGCACAAGTCAAGAATGCATTGTGGCGCCTGGGCCATTGGGATGTCATTCCCGATTGTATAATATTCGCCTGTCTCGGGATGGATCGATCCAGGGGCCACAACTTGGCCGCCTATGCCTCTTATGTCAAAAAGTGATTCGCGATTGTCGTCTTTAACTGAGGCGTTTCCATAATAAAAACCTTCTTCGCATTCCTCTGGAAATTTCCAAAAATAATGAATGCCGCCCTTCCCTGTTATATGGGTCCGCGTGGGTTTCAATTCCTCGCCGTGTTTTTCTACATAGTGACGGATCGCGTCTGGCTGATCGTCATCACCCACCAGGCAGTTATTGGCGGGGCCACAAGGCAGGCCTGCGTTTTGGGTATCGTCTTCAAACTGGCCGATATAAAAAGGATACGGTTTAAAGCACCAGGTCTGCCAGTTCTTCAGATTAGGGGCCTTGCCTTTTAGCTGAAAGATCGAAGGGAATGTTTTGTGAAGTTTTTCTATTGTTTTTGTATTAGCCATTGTCCGCCTCCCTTTGCTCGCTGGTCAAAAGCTCCTGGCCAGTCAAGCAACAGCCATCGAAGCAGCCACCTGTGGCATACCTTAAATATGAGGCGTCCAGGGGCCAGGGATCAAGGTGCTTTCGCATCTCTGGATTAAAAATAATGGTGCCTGAATATTCAAGGGAAAGGTTAATAAGGTCGGTGAAAAAGTGTTTGAGGGCTTGGTGGTTATTTTGCATGGTTTTATTACCTCCTGGTTTTTATGCTTGACCAGGATTTTTAGCCATGCTATCCTATATATGAAATCTAAGAGCTGGGATTTCTGATTTAGCATGGTCCAGGTTTTCCTGGGCAAACTTTTTAGGCCTTGGTCCAGGTTGGGTGATGACTTCCTGGACCATTTTTTTTGACCTGTTGCAGATTGCTAAAAAAAAAGCGACAAAACCCTTCACCCAAGAGGCTGGCGGGATTGTCGCTTCGACGTCTCGAAACAAAAATTTAGTCTTATTTTATCAAGGTCGATTTTAAAAAGCAATAGTCAAAATAATCCTTTCAAATATTATTTCATTTTTACTGTAGGTATGATGGGGTATACCTTCCGCAATGCTTTTCTAATTTTTGGATCACTTTGAAATTTTTCTTCAATGTACTTCCTCAACGCCATCCTGACGGCGCCTGATTCTGTCCTATCGTCAAGAGTAGCGATGGCGGACATAGCCTGCTTAATTTCCTCTGTTACATAGCACCCGATAAATAAACCTTGTCTATTTGTCTTTGGCATAATAACCTCCTTTGAAGTGTTAAACGTATTTTAAAAGATTTGAAATACAAAGTCAAGGATTATTTTTCCCTGTCCCGCGTCATGGTCGGTGTGCCATGTCACCCGAGCGAACTAGACGCTTAGGTGGTTCCACAAGGGGCTTTAAACATGGTTCCCAACGGGACCCATGGGCGCCGCGACATGAACGCGGGCAGGGTCTAAGTATAGATACCACAATAGCGGTTGCTATGTGGGCCAAGATGAACTATAATTAAGGGTATGCTATGGTATGCGCTATGCGAAAAAAATCGATCCTGGTTGCTCTCAGGAGCTCGGGTATCGACGATTTCTATCAATGCAATGCCATGGTTCCATTTTATCTCCTTTTTTTACGTGATCGGGGCCGCTGCCCGTCTCATTCGCCCCGTGGCGGGCAGCGTTATTTTTTTCTGACATGCGCCCTGGCCGCGGATGGCCCTCCAAGCGTCCAGGGCGTGGGGCTAACTAAATCATGGCAGATACAATTCAAGGTACATTCAAGGCTGATACGGTTAAAGGTACATTTAAGGCGTCGTTGACATTCGACTTTCAAATGGCTTGCTTTTCGCCTGCGGGCGAATCGATCAAAGCTCATGAGGCTTTTGTTGTCGATGCCACTAAAGCTTTCGTTTGGGTTAAACCAAAATGAAAAGGCAAAAAGTTAAATCAGGAAAAAGATGGTTTGATCAAAGGCTTTCAGAAATGAGGGCCTCCAGAAAAAATAGATTAATGTCGAACCTTCAATATTCGAAAGAACCTTACAAGCGGAGCGATTATCAAAGATAAATAAAAAGCTCGCTCGTCGATAGGCGTTGCTAACCTTGCCTTCAATGTGAAGGGATGGGCGAAACCCTGGGGCACACCCTGGAAAAATTCTAACGAAAATTTCCAGGGTTTTTTTTGGACCACAAGCGAAGCGGCGAAGCGGATCCTCGCCCAAAGGGGCGCTTTTGAAGCTGGGGCTGTGCCCCACGAGGCCCCGCGAAGCAGGCGGAGCGCTCCCTGGGCCATCTCCTTACGTGACAGGAGACGGCGCAAGAGGTAGACGTTGCTCTTGCCGTCGGGAGAGCAAGGCCTTGCTCTCCCAGGTCGAGCAACACGTTGCTCGAGTTGCTCGAGGATGGCGTTCCTCGAGCTGGCACGGAAAATGCCAAACCAAGCCCTCACCAGAAAAAGAAAAACTGATAAATGCTTGCATCTAACCGTTATTCGGCGGTCGCCTGGACCGAACCACAGGCACGGTTGTTGCCGATGGATACGGGGGCCTGATTGAGTATAGGGGGCGCCGCCGTCTACCATTAGATGCGGTTGTTCGCGGTTGTTCGCTGTTTTACTGCGTTTCTAAGCCGTTTTGGCGGGTTGCTACGTTGTTTTAGTGAGTTGGTACCGTGTTTTCATGCGTTGCCATTAGCGAAGCTGACATCGTTTTTGATCTTACTCAATTTAACTGATTGAAACAAAGCGACTGCATCCGATGGATACCTTTTCCTTGAATCGGTTTTTCCGATAAGTAGTCAAGATTATTGACAAAATCGAAAAATTACTAAGGATTTTTTAGACGTTCAATCAGAGCTCTATCGAGCTCTTGTCCCTCTTTTCGGTGATGACGTTTTGTAGCCTTACCGCATAGCCCCGCGAGTACATATGGCGAGCGTTAAGCTAATGCGGGAAGGCGGCCCCCCTGAGACCAGGGGGGTAGGGGGGATTCATCCATGTAGAAGGCGCTGTTGGCGCCGTTCCTTTTCCAGTTCCCCCTTTAAAAGGGGGCGGAGGGGGTTGATAGGGGGGCGATGGCTCCAGGTCTACGACTACGGACAATGCGGACCGCGGTCTTACTCCTGGGCGCCTGGGTGCAGCGCCCCCCGGGCATTGCGGACACATCTCCACGGATGTGGAGATGTTGTGGTCTCCGCAAGCCTGCCGAATTACAGCGATTTGGAGCGATACATATTAAAGTCTTACAAGCTCTTTCGAATTGAGATTAAAAGAACATCTACTTCTCGGACTATCTCGCGACAGGGAGCGGGCCGAAATAGTATTGCGACGAAGTCGCATAGCCACAAAAAAACGAGCCCGCTTTGGAATCGCTGTATGGGGGAGTCCTGGCGGGTCTGGCGCCAGGATCGCCGTAGCCCTATTCAAGGTAGGCGCTTCTTGCGCCGTTCCTTTAGAGAAAAAGGGCGGAGGCGAGTTTTCCCGTGAAAGTGAGGTAAATCTGCGAAGCTCAAAACTCATCGAGCCGATAACAGAACTATGAAACACTTCCTGGTAGTCGCGGGAAAACCTCACCCACAACACCCCTTCTCCCAACGGTCTACGACTACCATAAGATCAAAGGGACTTATCAGATAGTTAGCCCCGCGCGTCGGGGCGTTCCTTTTACTGTTCTTCTTCAAGATCCCCGTATATTTCTTTGTAGTTTTCTAAGCTTTCTTCA